TCGCGTTCTTTGTCTGTCACCATCATTCCCTTGTTGCTTCTGGTCGCAGTGAAGAGCTTGACGCGCGCAAACAAATCCGTGCCGTCGTCTCCGCCGGCGAGCACCTGGTCCATCGACGTTTTGAGCACAATTATCGAGAAATTGTTGATCAGGTCCGAGACACTTTGCCGGGCGCGCAGCCAGTTATTCACGTATGGCTCGATGAGTTGACTCAGGGAAATTCCCGAGAAGTTGAATGCTGGTTTGAGAATGTCGGGAACCCAGCGCGTGGTGATTATCAGCATCCTGGTTGCGTTCCAGTGTTGGCCCATCACCCACCAGGACGAAGGCTTATAGAAGTCGGACCTTGACGGATCAAGAGCGTTGTACATCATCGGCGTCGTCCAGATCGGCTCTACCACTTTGAAACCCCGGAGCGTGTCTTTCTTGATTGTGCGCGAATCGAGAATCAGCGGCGTAGTTACGTCATGGTCTTTCAAGTCAATCAGGATTTGACCGGTGCCATAGAAAGCGTCTTGCTCGGCCGCCAGGCGAATCAACTGCTGAATTTCAAGCCTCTCCATCTCTTGCGTTAGCTCGGTCACTTTCTCTTTCGTTTTGTCGCCAGCCGTCTCGGAGCTATTTATTGTGATCCACTCACGCGTCAGTTCGGTCGCAAGCCCCGACGCTATATTGCGATATTCGGTACGCAGCGCCAACATCATTAGGTACGGATAGCCTGGAAATCCGCCGACATCTCCGCCCATGTACATCGAAGACGCGTACCAAGAAGCCGGTGCGTCGAAGGCAAGTTTCGCTTGCGCGTAGGCCGCACTGTCCATCGCGACCTGCGCTTTCTCACCCTGTGGCACCACGCCAGGCATCAGGTTGGGAGCTTGAATTGGCCAGCGCATCCGAGGGGCATCTTGGGCGAGCGCACGCTGGGCCGCGACTGAAAGGCCATTCGTTTTTGTGGGCCCATTCTTTTGGGGGGCCTTGACTTTCTTCATGGCTGAGAGTCTACGCACGTCCCATAGCCTTGTCTATCGCTGCCTGCGTGATTTTCAAGCGCTGATGCAGCGGATAAAGTCTGCGCAAAGCTTGAGTCATCGCGTCCACCTGATCGTCGTTTGCCGCCGCTGGAAAAGTCAGCACCTCGCTCAATAAAGAACGCATCCAAGGTGTGATCTGCGGGTAAGGAGTCCAAACATTCTTCGCTTCCCATACCCATGTTACGGCGTGAGCGCGAGCTAACTTCGATCCGTCAGGCTCGATCGGAACTAATCCGGGAACTTGCGATTTAAGAACGTCGATCACTGCAGGCCCATTCGCTTTGTCCTCGATCAGGATCTCGGATGTTTGTGGCCAGCGCTGGCGCAGTCCGATCACGTTTTCGACAGTGCTGCTGAAACTCATTCTGTCTCGCATCTGATCCAGCAGATAGGAATTGGCACCGCATTTGCCCCATACCTGCCCGACAACGAAATCTGTTCCATCAGTGTCTTTGAAAGTGCAGTCCCAGGAATTTACGACTTTGTCGAAGCGGTGAGGTAAATCTTTGGGCGCATAGTGCTGGACGCCCTCCGTCTTGAAAACATTTCCGCCGAGAGGTTGCGGGCTTTGTTGATACAGCGCCGCCCACCAGTACTCTGACTGCACGGATTTTTGTTCGAGCAAGAATTCCAAACTGCGAAACTCAGGACACAGTGCCCCAAGCGGAAGATCAGGGTTGTACCCGGTCTCGCGCGGATCGTTGATAGCCGGGAATCGCAGGTGCGTCAGTCGGGGATTGCCTTGGAAATGCTCGAGGATTCGCCCCGGAAGATCATCCTGGGCCCAACTCGTCGCCATGATGATTTGGCCCGATCTTTCACTCAACCGCGTCGCAAACACTCCCTGATACCAATTCCACTGACTCTCCTTGACGGTTTCACTTAACGCGTCCTTCGCGTCTCTCGTCGGGTCGTCGATGATGCCCACGTCGATCGCGCGACCTGTGAGACCACTTCCAATGCCGACCGCGAGATAACTTCCTCGGCCACCTGGCGCCGTGAATTCACCGATTCGACTCACCGCGAATTTGTCACGCGCTTCTGGTGCAGGAAACAACCACCGGTGCTCTGGAGAAGCCAATATGCGGCGCACGTCTTGAGCTAACGAAGTGGCTAGTTCATCCGAATAGCTGGCGGCCCCAATACGCCATTCTGGTTGCCGGCCAAGGAGGAAGGCAGGAAGTTTGCGCGAAACTATTTCTGATTTTCCGTGCTGAGGTGGGCTCTGTAAAACGAGGATGGGACGCTTCCCGCTTTCGATGTCGATCACAAATTGGTCGAGAGCGTTGCAAACGCGATCGGAGAAACTTGAGCGAATGTAGCTCGGGAAAACGAACTGAATATAATCGGCGATATTGAGGGTGGCGTTGTAGCCACGAAGGAACTCCGCTTCTTTTTCAGCCAGAGTTTGCATTTCGCTCTTTGACGATCTCGGCGGCCAGCTCCGCCAGGCTATTGTATTTTATGTCGATCGCGATTCCCGGAGTATTGACTTCGACTTCCTGCCGCGGTTTTCCTTCGGTGCGATCGTTGATTTCCGATGCGGCATGCACTTTTCCTTTGATCGCTTCATTCACCATCGCATCAGCAATTAATTCTGAGAACGTTCGACCCTTGGGGTCATTGGGAACAAGATCGGCCAGTTTGCGACGGTAGGCTTCAGAGAGCAGCGCACTCTTCGCGCGGCCTCCAGGATTGGGACTCTGTCCCGGAGTGAATCGTGTTTCTATTCCCGAAGTGTTTCCTTTTTTGAAAGTATGAGCCGGAAGCTTGCGAGGCTTTCTGTCTCTACCGCGATAACGTTTCTTAACCACGACGCACCAGCTTGGGAGTGAGGCCCATTTCAGAGAGGCGCTCGAGGGTCACGGCAGTATATTTAGGCTCGATTTCGATTCCATAACAGACGCGCTCAAGCTGTTGAGCCGCACAGAATTGGGAGCCGCTGCCGGCAAACGGTTCGTAGCATATTTCTCCCGGTTGCGTGTTGAGTCGCATCGGACGCGCGAATATTTCCGGAGGCTTTTCGGTTGGATGGTTCTCGTGAACGCGCGGATTATCGATGGCCCAAAGCGTAGATTGCGACCGGTCACCAAACCAGCGGTGTTTTTCTCCTTCGCGCCATCCATAGAAGCACAACTCGTGCTGCCAGTGATAATCACCGTGCCCGAGAATGAAGTGGGACTTGGCCCAAATTATTTGCCGATGGACCTTCACTTGCGCAGCAGCAGCAGCGGCAGCGGCAAAGAACCCTTGTGTCATCTGTGCATGCCACAAATACCAAGACGCGCCGGGCTCAAGGAATGGTAGGGCAGTTTTGAATACACCTTCGAGAAAGGCTTGCAGTTTGGGCCCGTCGGCCTCGTCGTTGCTTATTGGTGCGAACCTTTTGGCGGAATCCGGGCCTGAGCTCACGCCGTAGCACACGCCGTAGGGAGGATCGGTCTGGATCAACCACGCCCGCCTGTGCGCGAACAATCGCCCAACGTCGCCGGGGGCACCTGAATCACCACACATGAGCCTATGCGGCCCTGCCTCCCATATCTGTCCCCTCAATGTTTTCCATTTGCGCTGCAGCTCCTTCGCCTTATCCAGCTTAGGCTCTGGCGCTTCGACCGGTGGTGGCGCGAAATCCCCTAACACTTTCTGCAGTTCGCTGTCGTTCCAGAATCGCGATAGCTCAACGTCGATGTTCGCCAGGATTTCCGGATTCCAGTCGAGATCCAGTTCAGATGCGCGATTATCTGCCAGCGCGAGCTCGCGCGCGGCCTTGTCTTTCTTCAGGTCGAGGTCGGTACGTTGGACCGCGACGAGCTGCTTGCCGTCGGTCTTGACGATGATCACGTCCTCGATGCCGGCGCCTGCAGCGTTCTTTGTGGTTTTGTTCCCTGCGATGATGCGGCCCTTCTTGTCGAGCAGGATCGAGCGGCCGGCGCCGTAGCTCTTGAGCGACGATTCGATAAATGCTGCGCCGCGCTTGGTGCCCTTGTTGGCATTCTTTTCGTCTTGGATTAAGTCCGAGACACGGCCAACAGTTACGTCAGAACCGCCGTCCTTGCTCGAATTAGCCACGCACGCCTCCGTTCCTCCCCTCCGCTGCGCTCGCATGTTCAATAACGACAGAAGTTTCACGGGGCTGGATTGCACGTGCAGGCGCGGGAAGCGCATTGCCGAATTGCAGTCCCATAAGGCAGTCACCTCCGTGCGAAGATCGTCGTACTTCCTCCACACGTGCCTGCCGCGTGATCTCTTCGAGGGCGCGTGTGGCGTCGGCGGGCGTGAGTAGGGCGATATCGGCACGCAATTCGGCACATGAACAAGCATCCTGCATGTGGTCAGCACGACTGCACATGCGTCCATCTGTTGCTACCTTCAGCACCGCTTCATACGCAGCCGCAACGAGTGCGTCAGACTCCGCTCGCAGCTTGGCTTCGCGTTCGGCCAGTAAAGATTTGACGATGGGTTCAAACTTTTTGACGTGATCAAGATAGAGAGATTTTTCTGCCGCGCTCAAAGTCTCCCACTGTTCATGCATCACGGGCTCTGAATATAATCTCCACCACTCCCGTGCCAGCTTATCCCGCAGTGTGTCCGTCATCGCGTCCCCCATTATATTTTCATCATTGCTGCGAAGGCATGGTCGCTCTCAAACGTTTCGATCCGCACAGTTCCGCGAGTCTCTTTGAGTCTGTAATCAGACATAACCGCCAGTTTATGTAATTCTGCTCGTTCGCGAGTGCGATCTACGGCGTGCAGGAAGTACTGCTTCTTTACCCAATCGAACGAGATAACGCCGTAGAGCAGGATACCTTGCGCCCCTTCCGACACTTTGCAGGTGCATTCCTTCGCAGGATGGTCCGTCATCGCGTCCCTCTCCGCTGCCTAAGTGTGTCCGTCGCCCAAGTTATTCCCCAGGCGATTACAATAGCCAATATCATTCCGAGCCAATCACATGCCCATTCAGTCATCGCGTCCCTCCGCCTTTCCAGCCACCACTGTGCATCTTTAGTTTCGTCAGCAACTTTCTGAGCCAACGATCTGCGCCCTTCTTCATGTGTCATCCCCGCGTCCCTCCGCTCGGCTCATCCTTGAACCAGCAAAATCGCTCACGCGGCCAGTGGATATAGTGATGCCCGCAATGATTTCCTTCCGGCTTTTCGCCAGATTCGTCATATTGGGCAATGCACAGGACAGTGTTGTTGGCTAGCCAGAAAAAGTGCTTCACACGCTCGTAGACGACCTGCGTCGTGCTATCGTCTCGGTAAAGAGTAATCTTCCTCATCCCCGCGTCTCCTTCGGTTGCACCCGCGCCAGCTCGCTGCGAACGAAATCCGCGACGCATATTTTGCAGTCCCATTTCTGTAAATGCCTTATGCGGGAGTGCGGACACCACCCACGGAACAACTCTTGTTCTATACGTCCTTCCAGTCCATCGCTCGGCGCGGCGGCTGGCTTTGGCTCA